AAACCCGCAAGCTGCTGAACAGATTTGGTTTCAGTTCTTGGTGGAGATTCGTAAGATGGACGAGGATTTTTACAATGCCATTGCTACCATAGAGGAGCGAGAGATGGTAACCAAGAAAATCTATAATAAGCGCAGGTTCCGGGAGACTGCTAAAGCAGACGTATAATTTTCCTATATTTCGGGGAAATAAATGTCATGGAAATTGTCAAGCCCGGGATAGAGTATCGGCTGCACAACTTCAAGTCAGAAACTGAGTACCAGACAGTACGCTTCACGGAGAAGACAGCTACTGGTTTTAACCCAGGCACGACCAATGAGGAGGTGGTGAGTATGCTCATCGACCGTCTGTATGCATTACAGAACAAAAACTTTTCTGTAGAGAATCAGTGTTGCATCATCTTGCTTAAGCAGGTGAGGGTGCTGTTGAAGAAGCGCCTCAACCGTAAGATTGATCGCGTCAACAAATACCAAGAGAATGCAGCTGGAGATCAAAACAAGTAAGAAAAGTTTTACGCGTCACTACTTAGAACTTTTGAATGGTATCTTGAAGCTGACTCCACGTGAGTTAGATTCTTTGTTACTGTTTCTGGAGTACGACCAGGATATAGCATGCAGTATGCAAGCTCGCAAGCACGTAGCAGAAGCTATGAACTTCAAGAGTGTTAGTGTACTCAACAACTATGTAAAGAGCCTGAAGGATAAGAAAGTCATTTACAAAGACGACCACGGGGTGTATCGTTACAATGACATTGTTAAACCGGATGGGAATCTTGAGTCGCTTACCTTCAAATTCGTCGTCACCGAAACTGCTTTTCAATCTTGAGTATGAGATTGAGACACTCGATGTGCTGTTCAGCTTTGAACTTACCATGTCAGCAGAGCTTGAGGACCGCGACATTGCGTACGACACAGAGATCACCATTGGCCCCGACCACTATTTCATAACCTACTTCGTATATGCCACGCCCTAACAAACTGATGGAAGAGATAATCCAAGAGATTATTGAAGAGGATGGTGGCACATATGAGGAAGTGGCAGAAGTAGTGATGAGTCAGTTTGCGTTTGTACGCAAGCACATGGAACACGGAGCATTCAGTCAAGTGCGCATGCCCTACCTGGGTAAGTTCTATGTCAAACCCAGCAGGCTATACCGATTGAACAATGCGGTTATTCAGAGAAGAAAGTTTTAAGGTTGTAGTAGATACGGAGCTAAAGCTCATACCAGAGTTCAAGGCTTTGATTACACGCGACCGCACTGCAGACAAGAAGCAGGCGGTAAAGGAGTTCAGTTACATCTACTTCTTCTATGACCACAAGTCGCCGTACTTCATTTACCCGGAGGACGAGCGGCGCTTACGCGTGTCAACAGATACAGGATTAGGACAGAAATACAAGCCAGATGAAAAAGTCGAAGCAGCTATTAGAAAATATTTGGAGTTGTCAAAAACTCCCACCATCCAGTCTCTTACGTCTATCCGGGAAGGTCTTCTTACAAGCAGTAGGCTCATCACTTCTTTACGTGAGCGCATTGATGCTGCTCTTGCTGATCCTGATTTGGAGGACATCGACCCAGTTGTTAGGTCTGTCACGCGAATGCTTGAGATTGCCGAGAAGCTCCCAAAAGCTATTGACAGCATCACCACCTTGGAAGAGAAGGTCAAAAAAGAAGAATCAAACGATACGCGTATTAAAGGTGGGGGTAAGAAAGGTATGTTTGAAGACTGATGCTAGCCAACACCCAGGAATTCAGCCGAGCCGGTAAGCACTTTTTAGAGCACGGCTTTTACTGTGGAGACCCACAGGGCAGTGCTGCGTACTTTGAATACTGGGCTGAGGAGCTACGCCGCTGTACCGAGGGGTACAGTGTAGGTGACGTAACCATCACCGGTCACCACTACTTCTATCTGAACTACGTACAGATAAAGCTGACTGACAAGGGTAACAAAAAGATTGTTTCCTTCCCCAACTTCTGGGATGGGGACTATGAATACTTCTGGTTGCAGGAGATAGCCCGTAACGGGATCGACCCAGTAGATTACGAAAGGTTGAACCTGTCGACATTCGTAGACAAGGCCCATATGGATGGCAGCCGTCATTTGATCGTAGGTAAAGCACGGCGTAAGGGATTCTCGTATAAGAATGCTGCACTGGTAACGAACACGTTCAACACTGAACGCAATAGCTATACCCTGCTGTGCGCGTTTGACAAGAAGTATCTGTACCCTAAAGGTATTATGGCAATGGTTACAGATAACATGAACTTCCTAAATGAGCACACCGGTTGGGCTAAACGGCGCCAAGTCGTAGACAAGCAGAACCACAGACGTGCCAGCTACTTGGAGTATATGTCGGGCCAGCAGGTGGAGAAAGGCTACAAGTCAGAAGTAGAGGCGATTACATTCAAGGACAACCCAGACGCTGCTCGTGGTAAAGATGCCTCCATCGTCATCTTCGAAGAGTGCGGTGCGTTTGACAACCTCAAAGCATCGTACCTGGCAACTAAACCTACTGTAGAGGATGGAGGTATCACCACGGGGCAGATGATTCTTTTCGGTACGGGTGGTGATATGGCTGGGGGTACCATAGACTTTGAGAGTATGTTCTATAACCCTGAGGCATACAACCTGCTACCGATTACCAATATCTGGGACGAGGGCGCGGATCATACCACATGTGGGTATTTCTTTCCAGCCTTCAAGAACAAGATTGGGCACATGGATGTCAATGGTAACAGCGACATGGCTGGTGCTCGACAATCAGAGGATGCCAAGCGTGAGCAGATCAAACGCGACTCAAAGGATGCGGGGGTACTCGACAAGCACATAACAGAGTACCCCTTCACTCCTAAAGAGGCATTTCTGCAGCACACAAGCAATGTATTTCCCACTGCCGCACTTATGGAGTGGCGGAACGAGCTTATGCGCAGCGGTATGTTCAAGTCACTTGCAGTAGCAGGTCACCTCATCCAAGGTAAGGATGGTGTCAAGCTCAAGCCGGACGACAGGCTACGACCGGTGCTTAAGTTCCCTGTACAACGTGGTGACGATACTACAGGTTGTGTAGTCATGTATCAGTCTCCGTACAAAGAGAATGGTGAGGTGCCACGGGACTTGTACATCATTGCGCATGACCCGTATGCCCAGGATGGCAGGGGTCAGTCGTTGGGCGCTGCATACGTTATAAAGCGTGTTAATACGCTGAGTCAGCCCGACGATATGATCGTGGCTTCTTATATCGGTAGGCCTGATACGCAGGATGAATACAACAATACACTATTTTTGTTGGCAAAGTATTATAATGCTCGCATAGGATTTGAGAATGACCGGGGCGAAGTGATACCATTTGCAAAGCGTCACAAGCTTATGCAATACTTGCTTCCGGAAGTAGAAATCTTTGATAAGACAGATAACGTTCGTATCCGCAAGCTGGGCCGTAGTTACGGTATGAGCATGGGTAGTAAAGAACGTAAGGGTCAAGCAGAGATATACTTGCGAGACTGGCTCAAAACTCCGAGAGGACGTAGCGAGTCAGGAGAGATTCGGCTCAATCTACATCAAATCTATGATATTGCATTGATAGATGAGCTGGTAAAGTACAACAGGCGTGGAAACTTTGACCGCGTCTCAGCACTCATGGTAGGCATGTTCCATCTCAAGGACTTGCATACAAGAGAAGTACAGGTTGTAGAGGAACAAAGTAATAATACTTTTTTTGATCGAGCCTTCTTCTCATAAAACGAACACGTATGTTTCAAATTCCTAAACAAAAGATGGCGCGCTCCCGCAAGTCAAAGGACTGGGCGAAGGAGTGCATCCGTGCTTTTATTAACCGCTCGTCGTTTAGCACGAGCACCAAGCACACTATTCAAACTTACTACGAGGCGTACAACGGCAACCTGCGGGAGGCTGACTACAACTATGTGACAAACCCTTACAACAGTGAGGCATGGGCTAAGAAGAACTTCCCTGCCCGCTTGCGTAACTACAACATCCTCAAACCTATCGTTGATTTGATGCTGGGCGAGAAGGCTAAGCGTCCTTTGTCATACCAGGTTGTCGTACGCAATGCAGATATTGAATCTCGCTTTGACAAGTTTCGTCAAGGTGAGTTTCGTAAGTATCTCGAGCAGGTATTTGTAAACGAGGCAAACGAACAAGGCATTCCTACTGGGCAGCCAAGCCAAGAGCTGCCCGCTGCTGAGGAGTACATGGAGCAGGTATACTCGAACTACCGTGACAGTCGTGCTATTATTGGACAAGAAGTGTTGAACTACTTGTTCGACTGGCTCGGTATGGAAGACCAGATTCAAAAGATGTTCTTTGACTGGTTGGTGGCTGGAGAGTGCTACAGCTACAAGGACGTATGCATGAACGATGTGACCTATGATGTCGTATCGCCGCTGGATATTGACTTTGAGAAAGGGCCGGACGTTG